TTATTTTGATTAAATCTTATTGTTGAAAAGCTACCATCTTTCTGAAAAGCTGTTTCATCGCCGGCGTAAGATTTTGCAGTGGTTGTCTTAACTGAACCATCTATCAGTGTTGTTTTTGGTTGTATATATGCGAGGTTAGGGAACATAACACTGTAAGGTATATTTCTTGAAACGGTAACATCGCTTCCTCCACCTATGGCATCGGATGAAGCAGAACCTCCTGCTGCATAAGTAAAACCAGTCCAATCAACTTTTACAATATCTCTAGCACCATTTAAATTTGCAGTGGAAATACCTCCCATAGTGGTTGCACCTTGAATCAAAACAGTTTGGCCAACTTGAAGACCCGAATTGATATAAGAGACTCTTATTGTTGAACTACCACTAGTGCAAGTTAATGGGTCCACTATAAGTTTTCTTCGCCCTAAATTAGGGTTAGTTAGTTTTACTACGCCTGGAGATTTAGTGAAAGATGCTGTAAAGAGTTTAAAGCATAAATCTTCATTTTGTGATGGAGTGAATGTAACGTTATTAGAAGAAAGAAATAAACTTCCTGATACGGGCTGTCTATTAATTTTTTTCTCAGTACCTCCAGTGACAAATTGATCTACTTCTGCAACCCAAACTTTGTAAGTCGAAGTTGCTGCATTAATTGAAATTGCGTAATCAGTTTGACCATTTAAAAATATCGGTTCAACAAATTGAAACGTTGTTGCCGATGATGCATCAGCACTTGTTGCAACATCTGAGCTATTTACTGTAACTTGTGATCCAGGGATAATTTCGAATGAAGATGGAACACCATTAACCATAGGTCTTAATTCAAGGTGTACAGGTAAGTTAGCGTCTTTAGCTGAAAAGAATAATTGAATTTTAGTTACATATACACCGTTTGTTTCATCGATGAAAAATGACTGAGCTACTGAATGTTTATTTAAAGTATATCCTAATGAAGTTTTTGCCATTTTTAACTCGCCTGTTGTAATCTTTGTTTGTAGTGTCCATGTACTGTGTAAACATTATTTCCACAATATACATCGTAACTCATAGTGTCCGTTCCTATATAAACTGTAGGAACTAACTTGTTGACGTGTTCTATAGACTCTACTTTTATATTATTTATATAGTCACCTACACATACGCTTTCAGCTCTCTTCCAATTTCCATTTACTAGAACTGGATGATCATTTGTAATTTTTAACTCATTATTAATGATGTAATAATTATCTCTCATGTGTTTATGCATCACTTCTATAACTCTACCATAAGAAACTGTGTCTCCTACTTTCACATTAGTAACTTGAGTTATTCTTCCATTTAACATAACCTTCATATCTTCAAGTAAACATAAAGCTTCTGAACTTTGTGGTGAACCGAAATCACTATAATCATTATTTGATGGTTGGCCAACGCCCGGATCGCCTGGATCTCCTCCTTCAACATTTCCTCCACCGGAGTTACCGCCGCCGCCTCCGCCGCCTCCGCCGTCACCACCATCGTCTCCACCGTAGTAGTTTTGAGGATATATGTTTCCAGCACCTTCAACTGTTAATATTCTAGTTGAATGGTATGATCCTTGTTTAGTATCAATTAATCCGAGTGCAGTATAACTTGTTTTAGCTACTGTTCCAGCGAAACTTTCATCAGTTCCAGTGATATCCATCAATTTAAACTCTCTTGTTCCAGTTCTGAATTTTAATCCGTCGTTATTTGGCACTATAAATGCACCAGTGATTGCACCGTTAGCGTCTGTTATTAACGTTTGATTTGTTGCACTTGGAAAAGTTGTCGCTCTATTAAATGTATTACTATTGTCTCCATCACCAGCTGGATCGCCGTATTGTACGAATGATTCTGAATTTACATAATTTCCAGTAGCAGAATCTGAAATATGTTTTCCATCAAAGAATGCAAAAACTCGAGTATTTGGTCTCATACCAGTTGCTTTAAAGTAAACCTTCCTTGATCTTATAAATGGTGCAAATGCAGTTTGAAGAACTTTATCTTCAATTAAATCTAATATGGTGTCTTCACTTACTACTCTATTGTAAGCTCCACTAATTGAATTAGTTTGACTACCTATCTTTAGATCTTCATTACTTAATCCACCCCAGTTCCATGACCAGTTATTCCAGTTGTACGCATTTTGAGGAGATAATTTAGTTGTTTTAGTAATAATTTTATTTGGTAGTCTCTCAGTGTCTCTCCATTCGTCTGAAGACGGTGATAGTGTGAGATTTCCATCAAAGATAGCAACACCAAAAGGATTCAATGGTATAGATTTACTCGCTAAGGTTTGACTAATATGTGCACTGTCATTATAGTGTAAATAAATATTGTCGCCTTTTCTCCAAACATTAGATGAACCACCAGAATCAAATTCTAATTTAATATTATCTTCAATAAATGCTGGTCTTAAAATGTGTTCTATTGGATCGATCGCAGCTCTGTACTGAGTGTTTGGAATTGCAGCTGAAAAAGTATGATCTTTGAAGTTATCTACAAAAAAACCTGCTTTTGTTCTATCGTTTCCACTGGAATCTAAAACTTGAAAATGTTTAGTCGCAGTTTCTAATAAACTTAATGAAGTGACTTCTTCTAAGTTAGATAATCTATTTTCGAGCACACCAATGTCTTTCATAGTAAATCTTCTGTATTCCAATTTAGTTAATGAAAGATCTGAATCATTTTGAGTATTTGGATTTAAAATTACATCATACAGCGCTAAAGAATTATCTGGTTTTTGTGGAGGTGAAGGATTAAAACCAATTTCTCCTCCGATATAATTCAATACGCCATCTTTATTAACTACGATTTTAGCAGCTTGTGGCTGATAATAATTTACATCTAAGTTGATTGCAGTTCCCGGTTGTGGTAAATTATGAATTCGAGCTTGTGTTCCAGTAAACTCACCATTTGAATCCATGACAGATCTAAAATCTAATTGATCTATTAATCCAACTACTTGTCCTCTACTATTTCTGAACTTAGGAATCAGTGCATCGCTAACGCCACCACCTACATATGATGGCCTTGCAAAAAATTCACCGTTATTTCCATGCTCAAAATATTGGTATTTAACGTAAACGTAAGTGCCGGCTGAACCCGGTGAAGTTTCACCATCTCTTAATATTAATCTACCTCTAGCATAATGATTATCTCTTTGACCGTCATCTAAATCAAATCTTCTTCTAAAACTAATTCCACCGGCGCCTGGACTATCAGCGGCAATATGCTCTATTGAAAAAATATCAGCTTTAGGTAACTGTATAAATGTTAAATCACCATCAACTGATATCGGATAAAAATCACTTTTTGTAGTTAAAGTTTTTGTTCTATGTGTAGCTTCTCTTTTAGTGACATATGCTAGAACTTCCATGCTCTTAGATGTTGGAAGATTAGAGACTGTCACAGCTTTACCTCCAGAAGAAAGAACAGGATTAGGCTGAGCACCAACACGTGTGGTAGGAGTTATGACATCACTATCAACAGCCGCAAATACCCAGTCACCAGTATTGGTAAAGAGTTCAGAACTATCCGGTAAGTTTAATGATAATTCGCCTCCACCCGTTGTTGTACCTGTAAATCTTTTTTGTGCAGTAAATGTAACGCTGTTAGCTACAAAACTTTGAGGTCTTCTTTTAGGCAATGGAAACAATGATGTATTTTGATTAGCTTCTTTTAATTCAGCTTTACTAGCTTCTAATTGAATATTGAAGGTATTAGTTATGCTTGTACCAATACTCTTTGCATTACGGAAAGCTTTTCCAGAATTCATTTGAACATCAAATAAATGATACCTATAATTAGCACCTTCTTCAGTTACACCTTTAACTCTTGCGGTACCAATAATACTTCCTTGATTATCTTGAGAATCATGAATATTTAATTTTTCAAATGTGTCAATATCCGGTAAACCCTTCGTAGCTGAATCAGTATCAGCAACTGAACTTCCCGGATTTACTACAACATAATTTCCAAAACTTGCACCAACTTGTTCATTTTGAATTAAACCAGTTGCAGTTACTTTAGGAACTCTTATTTCTGTAGGATATGTCTTCGCCGCTCTGTAACCATCAATAACAACTACACCATTACTTATTTTTAAGAGTAAATGAGAATCTTGTGAATCTGGTTCAAAATGTGCAATAAAAGGTTTTACTATATAATCACCTGAATTTTCTTTTATTCTTTTAGCTATCATATCATTAGGAATGTTATAAGCATCCTCGATTGTTATAGCTTTATAGATGATACCTTCTTTGACATCTGCAACAAATATGAAACTATCATTTCCAGTAATTTCTGTATCTATTGCAATTGTAAGCTTAATTCTGTATCTATCGGCTCCTGGCGCCGTTGTATTAGGAGTTGTTCCTTGATTGTCATACAATCCATCGTCATCTGTAACATTGACAACGTCTTCAGTTACTTTATAACCTAACTTTGCTGTGCCTCTGTCAGTGTACTTGGATATAATTTTAGATTGTTGTTCTACAAATACAAAGTGTCCTCTTACGTAATATATACCATCAGCTAAAGTTGCGAGAGTTCCTACACCTGTTGCATCTGTACCGGTTACATTTTCGACTTGTAAAGTGAATGCACCTCCAGTGATCAACTCATCTTTACGAAAACGATTAGTTGTAGTTGTACTTGCGGTAGTTTCTCCAGATGTGCTTGTATATCTTACGTAAAGTGTGGCTGGATCGGTACCTTCTGCGGCTATGGCTTGAAGAACTACAGCTTTAATACCAGAATCAGCACCAGTAAATTCAACTCCAACATAATCAGCTAAATCAGAAGCAGCGTGTGTTGTAGTATTCAATCTAACAAATTCATATCTCGGATTGATATTAGCACCGCCGGGTTTAACAACCGCACCTTCTTTAAATATATTATTTCCAAATCTCGATATTTGTTTTTGAAGAATAGTTTGAATTTGCGTTAATTCACGTGCTTGTAATGCTTTTCCAGTATTAAATAAAATTTTATGATAACCGTCACTATCACGAAAATCATCTTTATATGTACTTGAAAAGGTTGTATTTGTTAAATTTGTTGCCATAGTTGTTCTCTATACCTTAAAGAGTTATTATCACTTTGATGTCTTCTTTTTGATCTTCATCTCTGAATACTGGAGCTCTATTTTCATAATAGAATATTTCACCTCCGTGCCTAACTATTCCGTCAGAATCATTTTCTACTGTACTGATCGTGCCTTGACTTGTGTTTAGTGTTTCACCTACTTGAAAGTTGTGAAATCCACTTGAATCATTTTGATGAAAATATAATTTGCCATTTCTGATCTGATCTATATGTCCTACCGCACCAGTTGTGTCACCTGCAACTCTACCGTCTCTTGTAAAGTTGCTGGCATCAGCTGAATCTGTAAGTCTTATAAATCTCAACGCTCTTCCAGTGGTTCCAGTAAAAGTGCTGCCGGCTGCGTTCTTTGGATTTTTAATTAACATTACTTGCCTAAAGTCATTTGACACTACAAAATCATCTGCTCCAGTATTTCCTGCTGCGGTACCTTCCGGCTTTATAGTAAACATTAATGAAGTTGACTTTAATTCGTCTCTTGGATCAGCACCAAATCCATCTGGTGGACTTAGTATTGGTCTTAGTTTTGCTTCTGTTGTAGGTGAACCTGCAGTTACTCTTGCACTTGCAAAATTATATCCACTGCCTCCAGCATTTGCTGAATCCATTTCAACTTTAACAATTGATCCTCCAGTCGCCGTTGCAGTCGCTAAAGCAGTATTTCCATCGCCTTGAATTATTACAGTGTGTGTTCCTCCAGTATAACCGGCGCCGCCATCTACAACTGATATACCGGCAATTGAACCGGCTACTGCAGCTTCTTGTATTGTAAATTGTTGATTTCTTGTTGCGTCAGTTATTGCGGCATCAGTACCAACACGAATTTCTTTTTGAATAGGCATAAAGTTTGATGTCAGAAATGAATTAGCTTTTGTTCCTGATATTGCGTATAAAAATTTCCATACATATCCATCAGCTGTAGAAAAAGCTGTTGACGCTTGACCCGTAGGTTTAACTGTTGATTGAACTTCAGTACCATTTCCATCTTGACCTTGTTGTAAACATATATACACATTATTATCTTCAGTCAAAACATAATAGCTTCTAGTAGTATTGGCTGAATAGTTATCATCATACGCATCATATATTGAGCCAGATGTCCAATTTTTTCTTGGCACAACATAAGTACATCCTTCATGTTTTTTTATTGATTGTAAACCAGCATATGCTATTCTTGTTTTAAACGGTGTGTCAGTAGGATCTGGTATCACTGCATCTGATGAACTATCCCAACCTTCTGATCTTCCTATTCCTATATAATAAAAAGCATCAGCACTATCTCCCAATAGTCTTCCATCAGAATCAACTTGTGCTTGATCGAATATCGATTGAAGCATATGTTTTTTAAAAGGATCTGTTATTATTGCTGCCATTGTTTATTCCTTATCTTATGCTAGTGTCATTACAGATTGATTTCCAATCAAAAACCAATTAGAACCATCCCATATACAAGTAGTCCCTTCATTTTGTGCTAGTTCAAATGATGTGCCTCCAGCAAAATTAGTAGGTGTTACCGTCATTGCACCTGCACCCTTGTTTGTAAAAACTTTAAATTCGCCTATTGTTGTTCCATCACCTAATGTTACTGCTAAAGCCGAACCTTTATTACCTATTATAAGTGAAGCGGCCGAATCAGCTTCACCATTTGCAGTGATGTCATCATGAACATATGCTGCTTTACTTATTGCAACTGAGCCTTTACCTTTACCTGATAACGTTAAATTAATATTAGCATCATCGCCGGCCGCGCCAATAATTGGTGCATTATTTGTGTTTTTATTTGTAACATTAATGTGATTGACTGCGCTTCCTGTTTTAGTAAAAGATATTAATTCATTGCTCGATGAATCTTTTATTGCGTTTCCTATTTTAGGATCATTTATTTGTGCAGCTGCAATGGTTTTATTTCTAACAGTCTGTACACCAATATCTGATAATAAAGTTGCACTGTCATTACCTATTGTACTACCACCGGGTAGTATCAATGTATTTGTTGCACTTACACTATGAGGTGCAGATCTAATTATTTGACCATGACTATTTACTGCACAATTAAGCTGAATCATACCTTCAGTAGAACCGCCACCTCTAAATTCTGTAATGTATGTATGACTATTGACGAGTAAGTTTCCAGTTGCATTCGTTAACGTTTCAGTTTGCAAACTTGAAATACCAGCAAATGTTGTTGCGGATCCACCTAAATTAACTGCAGTTGAACCTATTGTTGTAGTTGCTGTGATTGTATTATCAGCGATATTAATAGTTTTATTTTTTATAGTTTGAGTTGCAGAATCTAAAAGAATATTTCCTGAAACATTTGGAAATATAATATTTCTATCCGCCGTAGGCGTAGTTGCTCTAATAAAAGTTTCATGCGCATCATTCGGACTTCCAAGATATCTTATAGCTGAGTCTTGAAAGCTTACACTCGCTGAAACTTTTGAACTATCTCCACTTAAAGTTTCATATATTTCAGCAAAGTTTTCATTTATCTTTTGTCCGGCCGAGCGTAAAGTATCACCGGTGCCGTCATTTGCGCTTGTACCTATACTAATATTTTGTCTTGTCATAAAATTAATTCCTAATTAGTTCTATTTATATCAGAAAGATGAATCACTCGTATATCTTGTGAACATTTCGTTGTCCATAGTCTCTAAAGTTAATGAGAAGTCTGGTGTAGCTGCTCCAGCACTATCTCTAGCGGCACTATCATCAAATGTGAACGAATTAGGAGTAATCAATTGTTCAACACTATGATAGAATTTATTTATATCAGTAGCACTTAAGTCTTGATAACGGCTAATGATATCATCTAATCTCGCTCTATACGATCTTCCTCCACTATCATACAATGCAGTCATTTCTGTAAATGGAGCAATAGGTGTTAATGTTGCTTCTTCAACTACATTTCTTGCAAAAGCAGCAGGCCTAATGCTGTCAGCGTTCAAATCCATAAAGTTT